AGATTATATCGCCAAGCAAAAATAAATATGTCTTATCAATGCAAAATCTTAATGATCAGATGTATGAACTTATATCTGGAAATAGAAAAGAGATTGTAGACTATAAAGAATTTAACTTACCATTTACTGATGTTTCAGTGGAGTTTCCATATATCTACAAAGTTTGTGTTTTAGCATTTGAAGAAGAATATATTAAATTTTTAGTTGATATTGCAAACGAATTAAACCTTGAAGTTCCAGAAAATATTGTAAAGCAATTTAAAACCAAACTAGATAACTACAGAAATACATTTTCTCCAAAGTATGATAAATTTTATCAGATAAGAACATATTATGAACAGTTTGTTAGAACAAGTTAAACAAATCCCGCATCTGCCGATGCTGTTTAAGTTTGACGCAAGTCGAATTGAAAAAGAAATTAGAGATCTTCCCTATCCTCTAATGAGCTATAACGCAAATATGCAAAAAGCCCACAATCATAAAATTGTTGGGTGGAATAATTTGGCTCTTTATAGTCTTGATGGAAGTATATTTTGTAGTACAGAGGAAGGTGATGGAGGACCAGAATTAGAAAAGAATTTTGGTAAATTTCAAAAAACTGGCTTATCAGAATATATGCCCTATACCTATATGGTTTTAGAAAAACTAGGTGCTGGTAAGTCAATGGTTAGAATTGAAGAGGTTATGCCGAATACTATTATAGGTTGGCATAGCCATGTGTTTGAGTTTCACCAACCAGAGAACATATTAATAGTTCAGCTTCCTATTTCTATACCAGAAGGGTTTAAGAATTCCGTTGTAGATTATAGAAAATATAGAGGATCAGATTTTACTTTAGAACCAATCGTCTCGTATGACTCTAAATATACTAATGGAACTCCTTATATTTTTAACTCTTATCACTATCATAATGTGTTTAATTACAGCGATAAACCAGCTTTAATGATACGATTTTTTGTAGATATAAACGACTTAACTTTAATTGACGAAGCGATAAGGTGTCACTCAGGAAACCTATTAGTAGGTTGACTAAATAATAAATAACATGTAGGCTTAAACCACAGGAATCTATAAATGGCAACTGCATTAACGACTAGAAGTACGGCAGGTACTGGGGCAACTGTAAAGGGAACTCCTCTAACCAACGCTGAAATTGATAATAACTTTCTAAGTCTAAACACAAATAAATTAGAACTTGGTAATAATCTTAGTGATCTACAATCTGCAACAACTGCAAGAACTAATCTAGGATTGGGTTCCATTGCAACTCAAGAGTCTAGTTCTGTAACTATTACTGGTGGATCTATCTCTGGTATTACTGACTTAGCAATTGCCGATGGCGGTACTGGTGCTTCTAGCGCTGAAGGTGCTAGAGTGACTCTTGGTTTAGAAATTGGTGTTAACGTACAAGCATATGATGTCGATTTGGCTGCCCTTGCTGGATTATCAACCAATGGTATTACTGTTAGAACTGGTAATGGTGGTATATCAACTAGAACGATTACTGCAGGAAATGGTATTTCTGTAACAAGTGGTGATGGTGTTTCTGCAAACCCAACTATTGCAAACACTGGTGTGTTATCGTTTAATGGTCAAACTGGTACTGTGGTTTCTTCTGGTGCGATTGGTGGTGGATCAGATAGTATTTTCTTCTTAAATGATCTTACTATCTTCCAAGATTATACTATCCCTCTAAATAAAAATGCTATGACAGCTGGACCGATTAGTATTGCTGATGGAAAAACAGTTACAATTCAGGACGGATCTACTTGGACAATCGTATAAAGATTATATAATGACTACTCTTAATGTTGACACGTGGAAAGCCTTAGACGATACATCTTATAATAGATGTCTTCAAACCGCAACTGGACTGCAGTCTTCTATCTTTCAGATTGCATCTTCTGGAACATCTAATAATTTTTATGATTGTAATATTTCAGTCACTATAACATCTAAAAAAGCTAATAGTAAATTCTTCTTAATGTCTGATATTACTGGATATATTCAAGCAACAGACTGTGCTTGTAATACTGGATTCGCAAGAACAATTGGGGGAACTAGAACTCTTGTTCTGGGTGTTAATGGAACTGGTAGTGATAGTTGGGTTGGTTTTGGCAATAGTTCTGCATGGGGTAATGCTACTTCATACAATATAATGAGAACTTTCTTAGATACACCCAATGTCGCTGCGGGAACTAGTATTACGTATAATGTAACGTATGCTACAATTTCAGCATCTACAGGACATCACACTGTAGGATGGACTACCCACACCCCACATAATAAAATTATCGTTCTTGAAATAGAGGCATAAAATAATATCATGAGTATAGTAAAAGCAGACAATTGGGCAAATTCTACGGGCGAAACGTACAATACAATTTTACAGTTAGCTCAAGGCACATCAACTACAACATTCTCTGTAACAAACCCGAATGGACTTTATTCAGAGACTCCATTAAATGTTACTATTACTACAAAAAAAGCTAATAGTAGATTCTATATTATATGCAGTCAACAGTGTTATAGTACTAATTTCAGCAATGGTTGGAATATTGCTTTTACTAGAAAAATTGGTTTAGGCGCAGATGTCTTTATCACTGGTAGATCTGGTGTTGCTGCTGGTAGTGATAGCGACGCATGGATGGGGTTTGGACACAATAGTAATTTAACATCATCAAGTTGGACTAGAACAAGAACTGCATTTGACGATCCAGGACAACCGAAAGGGACATCTTTAACTTATAAACTTTGGTTTGGTGGATGGACATCTTCTGGTACTGGATGGTCACATTATCCAGGTTATAATCAAACTTCCAGAATTCACGTTATGGAGATCGCAGCGTGAGTACGCTAAAAGCAAATAAATTAACAGCAAGAGATGGTTCTGTTTATCAGAATATTTTGCAAGTAAAGTCTCAGCAGTATACTACATCATTTACTGTAACAGATCCTGGCGGTGCATACATTCAGACACCACTTAGTATCACAATTAATCCATTGAGTGATAATAGTAAATTTTTAGCCGTAGCTGATCTTCAAGGATATGTATCAGCTGGTGCTACTAATGGATGGAATGTAGGTATCTGGGGTCGCACGGGTATGACTGGTGTCACTAATGCGGTAAGTAATGTTCCAGGTGCTGATGACAGTGCACAGTATGCATTTACTATGAACGCTGGTTTATCTAGTAGTGATACATGGATGGGGTTTGCACATAATTCTGGTATTAGTACTATAAGTTGGTCCAGAACTAGATCTGTCTTATACAGTCCAGGTCTAGCCAAAGGCACTCCATTTACTATGACTGTTGTGCTAGGTGGATGGACTTCTGCTGGCACTATTAGTATGGGTCACGGTACTTACCCCAACAATAATAAAATTACAGTTTTTGAAATCGCAACTTAAGGATATAATATGTTTATTAAACCAAATTTTTCAGCTAATGCACTATCAAATTTAATCCAACCTGCAGGTGCTGGTTTTTCCATGACAGGTGAAGACTTTACTTGGGAACCAGTGTTGGATTTCAGTGGTAACCCGACTGCAGTTAACAAAATCGCAAACGTAAATTTGTTTGATACTTCAACAGTTATTCCAACAAAGGCAGCATTAGAAGCTGAGATCGTTAGATTAGAAGCTGAATGGGAATCAACTGAATATCAAAGATTGCGTAAACAACAATACCCATCGTGGGAAGTTCTTGCAGACGCAGTTTATTGGCAAGAAAAAGGTGATAGTACTAAGATGACTGCATATCTTGCAGCAGTCGAGGCAGTGAAAGTGGCATATCCAAAGGACTAACCGATGCCTTCATACGCAAAAATTGATAAATGGACTACTCCCAGCGGTAGCACAAACAGTGCTATTGTTCAAGTAGTGCAATTTAATGATGGTGGCACTGTTTGGGCTCAGGCACTGGCCAATGGAACTACATGGTATAATGTTCCTGGTTTTCAATCAACTATTACACTAAAGTATCCAGACAGCAAAGTTTTAGTTATGATGGATATGCATTTTGGTTCTACGTATTGGGAAATACAAGGAAGGCTTACTAGAAATGGGCAACCGATTGCTCTTGGAACACCACGAGAAGCTAGACAAGCGTGTTCTTTTAACTGCAATGGATACAACTATAATGGTACAGCCACATACTCTCAATATGATTGGTATACACATTCAATTAAATACCTTGATACTCCTCAGATTGCCATGAACTCTAATAATACATATACTTACGGTATTAAATTAAACGGATATAGCACAAACACGATTTATATGAATCGTCCAGCTTATAGTAACTTCGACTCAGACTATTGGTCATCGCCAATTTCTACCATTACATTATTGGAAATCGCACAATGACATCTTATGCAAAATTTGATAAATGGTTAACTACTAATGGTAGTGCAAGAAATGTAGTAATACAGACTGTCGAGTATTTCAAAACATCTTCAATGACAATTGCATGCGCAAGCGGTGGTACGTTTTATGACGTGTCTGGTTTCTTAGCCAGCATCACGCCAAAATATGCAGACAGTAAAGTTTTATTAATGTGCACATTAAACTGGGCATCTGCTTATTGGGAACATGCCGCTAGATTCACACGCAACGGCACTGTAATTGGTGTGGGTAGCAGACCATCTCCCTACATTTCCACTTCTCCACAGGCAGGTTTTTGTAACAATAAAGGTATGGTAAACGACCAAGGCAAAAATAATGTATATTCTAGCGGTTATACATTCCTAGATTCTCCAGGAAGTACAACTGCTCAGACATATCAATTACAAGTTTCTAGCTATAATGGTAACAATGTCTACCTCAATCGTTCACATTACTATACAAATAGCGCAAGTTATGAAGCCAGCAAAGTCTGTTCACTAATCTTAATGGAGATTCAACAATAATGACTTCTCAACTGGGATTTGATAAATGGCAGTCAACTGATGGTGTAAATAGAAATACTGTAGTACAAACACTACAATTTCATTATACTGATCGTTGGTCGCAGGCACAGAGTGGAACCACATGGTATGATACTCCGATTCTTTTGAGTATAACACCAAGGTTTGCAAATAGTAAAATTATTGGTTCACTGACTGGAGTGTTTGGTACTGATTACTGGGAACTTAAAGGTAGAATTATTAGAAATGGAACAACACCAGTTGGGATAGGTGATCTAGAAGGCAGCAGACCCCAAGCAGGTTGGAGTATGATTTACTATGATTACGGTTCTCGCAGCCAACATGATACATATAACATAACTTATAATTTTTCAGACAGTCCAAATTCGACAAGTGCTGTTACGTACAGACTTCAGCTAAACGGGTTTTCAAGTTATACATTTAACATCAATGGCTTTTATTCAAATAATAATAACTTGGATTATGATGGATGTCCAACAACACAACTCACTATAATGGAGATTACACAATGATTGATTTAGCATTAGCAAAATTACGACCAGGATCTGTTTGGTCCGTAACAGGTGATACATATGAGGGTATCGACTGGCAAGATAAAGTTCAGACAAAACCAACAAAGGTAGAAGTAGAAGCTGCAGTTACAGTTATCAAAGCAGAGTTTGAAGCCAAACGCTATCAGAAACTTCGTGAGAGAGAATACCCAGACTTTAGGCAATATCTAGATGGTCTAGTCAAAGGTGATGAAACTCAAATGCAAGCATATATTGATGCTTGCAATGCAGTAAAACTTAAATACCCAAAGCCAGAGTAAACAATTATGCCAATAGTATTGTCATCCACTGCTGGTAGAACTGGAATTGCTCCTAACGCATTTAGATCCAAAGCACCGCTTCAAATGGCACTTGGATATAATGAATGGCGAGGTACAAGAACATTCCCAGCACGTTCACAGTATGAAGAAGTTCCAGGACAACTTAGAGCGTATATTAAACCCTTGGCACTTGGTAATACTATTATGATTCGTGCTCACTTGTTCTGGGGTGGATGGTACGGAACTAACAGTGTAGACGTTGCTGCAAACTTTAGAGTTTACAAGTCTTATGATGATGGCTTTAACTGGATCGCTGCTGGTAACTATGGGACAGCTGCCCCAGTTGCTGCTGCAAACTGCGCAACTGGTTATTATCGTTATAACTTGGGCGATACAAATGCTTCTATTGAGGATGATCAGATTTTAATTAGCGATACTGTTACTTCTCTACAACCAACTATCTACGCTATTCACTGGGCATGTGGATACGAAGCGAGTAGCAGAACATTATATTGGAACATTCCAGTTAACTGGGGTAATGCATATAACTACACTAGTACTCATACTTGCACTATTGAGGTTACAGAGATTAAGGCATAAACATGGCACTTTCAATATTAGGAAATAGTTCTAACGCAATCCCAAACTCAGCGTTTATTAGCGGAGCCATCGTTAACAGTGCTGTTGGATATAATGTATCAGTAAGTTCAAAAGTATTTACTTCATATAACGTATACGAAGAAGTTCCAGGACAACTTAGAGCTACTATTACTCCAAAAGCTGTTGGTAATATTATGGTTCTTCATGCTCACTTACATTGGGGAGGATGGACCAGAAGCACCGATGTTTGCGCTAACTTTAGAGTTCGTAAGTCATATGATAATGGATCTACTTGGCTAGAAGTTGGTCCGAGCCAAATTAGTAGCAGTTCATATATTACAGGATCTGCTGCTGGATATGCTCCCGCAGCTGGTCATACAGGTTGTTATAAGTATAACAAAGGTGATGGTAATTACAGCAATGAAAAAGATAGTCTTTTAGTTCATGATGTGGTGACTAATGCTGTGTCAACAATTTACGCTGTTCATTGGGGTTGTGGATATGCCCCAACTAGTAGAACGATTTACTGGAATAGAGGCAGCAATTTTGGTTCAAATTTATACAATCCAGCTCATACATGCACTTTAACAGCAACAGAGGTTAAACGATAATGCCAGTGACTATTACAGGTTCATCTGTGGGTTTATTACCAGGAGCATTTTCTTCTGGTACAATCTTGCAATCTACCTCAGGATATAATAATACATCTGCAACTAAAGTATTTTCTGGTGATGGTGTATACGAAGAAGTTCCAGGAAACTTAAGAACTACCATAACTCCATTAGGAGTCGGTAATACTATGGTAATTTCTGCTCACTTGTATTGGGGTGGGTCATATGGAACAACCAACGATATTGCTACTTTGTTTAAAGTTTATAAGTCTACCAATAGCGGAAGTACTTGGAGTTTAGCTGGAAATTATTCTACACAACACGCATCGGCTGCTGCAAATGTAGCTACTGGTCACTATACTTACAACTGGGGTGATTCTAACGCATCAACATTTAATGATCACATTTTGATTCATGAAACTATTGCCTCTACATCTCAAACAATTTACGCTATTCATTGGGCTTCTGGATATAGTGCCAGTGGTGCCAGAACTTTTTACTGGAATAGATCAGTAAATACAGGTAACGATTATAACCCAGTACACGTTTGCACAATTCAAACATACGAAGTTAAAGCATAAGGAAAAAAAATAAATGAGAATCGAACAAAAACAAATCGAAGTAACTGACGCATTAATCTCTTTAATGAATAAGGCTGATGAATCTTGGGGATTTTCGTGTAGTGCAGTAAATCTTCCTACTACAGAAGCAGAATACCTAGCTTCTGTGCACTTTGATGGTGGAGAACTAAAGGCTACATGGCCAGAAGTTCAAGCTGAAATTGTATTACTACAGGAAAAATTCCAAGCCAAACAATATCAATACGATCGCCTAAATGAGTATCCTTCCTTAGCTGATCAGTTAGATACAATTTTTCATGGAGGGATTGATGCTTGGAAAGCTGAAATCCAAACAATCAAAGATAAGTACCCCAAAATATAAACAAAACCCTATTCGGAGGGTTTTTGTTATTGTATGTTGCAGTCTCTGGTATTATAAATAAGAAGTATATAAATTTATCGGATTCCAGAATGGCAACTATTAGTAATCTTTATGTAGACGCTGGGGCGACATACAGTAATATTATCACTGTAACGTCTTCTAATGGGGCAGCACTCAATCTAACTGGGTATACTGTCGCTTCCCAAATGAGAAAGTCCTATTCTTCTAGTACAGTTTATGCATTCACAGCTAGTGTTTATGATGCTCCAAATGGAAAACTCCGACTACAATTAACTTCTAACCAATCTGAAGCAATCCCCGCAGGAAGATGGTTATATGATGTCGAGATAACTTCGTCAACTGGCTCAAAAACAAGAGTTATAGAAGGTATCGTTACAGTAAATCCTCAAATTACTCAGATATAAACATAACATGACAGAAACAACAGCAGTCGTATATGAAGAAGGAACATTACTTGCTTCGACAAATTTATCAAATCCAGTATCAGTTGAATCGATGGCAGCTATTGCAAATGTTGATATCACTACAAATGGTCAGTTGAATGGGTCAGTGCTAGTTTATAATACGGCAACAAATAAATGGACAGCCACCAGAACACTCGATGCACAAGATGTAACTGGTGGACAATATTAAATCGGAGAAATAAAAATGGCATCAATAATTAGAATTAAGCGTTCGCCAACATCAGGAAATCCAAGTGTACTGGGTGCTGGTGAATTAGCGTATTCAGCTTTAGCGGGCACACAGTCCAATGGTGGTGATCGTTTATATGTTGGTTTCGGCACAGAAACTGCTGGCGATGCAGCAAATCACTTTGTTATCGGTGGTAAATATTTCACGGATATGTTGGATCATGTTCAGGGAACTAATACTGCTAGTTCTGCTCTTATTACAGATGCAAGCGGTAAGATTGATGTTCTTAAAACAACAAACTTACAAATTGGTGGCTCTGGTGTAACAAACTATATTCAGTCTACTGATACGAATGGTAACATTGTTCTAGATCCAAACGGAACTGGTTATGTTTCTATTGTTGGAACTAATGCATTAGTTATCCCAGTTGGAACAACTCTTCAACAAGGTCCAGCTGTTACTGGTGCGCTTCGTTTTAACAGCGATACTAGTTCGTTTGAGGGTTATGGTGGTTCTGCTTGGGGATCATTGGGTGGAGTTCGTTCTGCTGATGGTCTAACATTTATTCGAGCAGAAACTTCTGCTGGTAATTCGAATGGTGAATTAGAGTTTTTTGCTGAAGATGCAGCTGGTACTACTGCAACTAAGTATGCTGGTTTAAACAGAACTCGTTTAGCAGTTATTCCAACTACTACTTCAACTAGCACAAGCTCTGGTGCTCTTACTGTTGCTGGTGGCGTTGGTATTGCAGAAAACTTGTGGATTGGTGGTACTGCTAACGTAGCTGGTGCGACAACTCTTCAGGCTGCATTGACTTATGGTGGCGTCACTTTAAGCAATGCTGTTACTGGTACTGGTAATATGGTACTAAGTGTTTCTCCAACATTCACTGGTACTATCGTTGCTCCAAATGCAAATAGTATCTCTGTTGGAACTCCTACTCTTGGAACATTAACTGGTGCTGCAACATTCAGCACTTCAACTAGCGTAACGGATGGAATCGCTGTGTTAAATCAAGTACTAAGTAAACTCGTTCCTTCACAACCAGTATCATTCCCTAACTCTGTTTCGTTGACGATTTCTGGTTTAACTTCTTATCGTATTGCTGTTGCTCAAGCATCTCAAGCACTTAATGGTAATACTGGTTTACAAGTTGCTGCTGGTTCTACTGTTTCTACGCTAAGAGCATCTACTTTCTCTACTAACACTTTTACTACTCAAGGTCCAGGAGATTCTGGAACAATTGGTGTTTATAGAAATACTTCTTTAACAGCAAGCCATGTATTAACTGTTGGTAATACAACAGCCACTGTTGTTACTGCTTCAGTTACTGCCACTACTAACGCAAGCGCAGTAGTAACTATGACTGCAACTGCTGGTGTTATTCAGGCAGGACATAAGTTTTTGGCTTCTGGTACTGGCTTCGGCGGTTTGACTTCTGGCGCTTACTACTATGTTGTGTCTGTTGCTGGGACTCAAGTAACATTAAAATTATACGATAATACTAATGGTGGTTCAATTGGCGCAAACTTCAGCGCATCTTCCACTGCCACTGGTACTATGACATTCACTGCGCAAGGTGATGCTGGCACAACAACTACAAGCAATACTTCTTTAGTTATTGCCAACAACCTTGCTTATCCAACTGGAACTCCAGGATTCTGGGAAACTATTGATATCTCAGCAAGTGGTACTGCAGTATCTGCTGGTTGGAACACTGCTCAAATTCAACATAGTGGTGCGAGCAATACTAACATTGCTGCTTGGTACTATGACTCAAGTGCTCCAGGCACTCCTGTTGTTACTCCAACTGCTATTACTGCGCCTGCTTCTCCTACTTACAAATATAGTAGTACTGTTCCTCACTATGATGGTAGTGCTGCTAATGCGTTTACACTGTCAGCAACTGCTACTCGTTTGAGTGGTGACTGCTATCCAACTTCTGACACTTTCGCGACTGGTACTGCTGGTGGCGCATTTGCTGCCCCTGCTTCAGTAACATACTCTGGTGCCAGCGTTTCTACTCCTCTAGCAGCTAACTTATATGTTGCTTCTGGTAGCGCAACGATTCCTACTACTTCACAGATTATTACTGGTTTCGGTTCTAGTTCAACTGGTCCATCTTTAGTTGTAGCAAACAGTTATGCTAACGGAACTGGCGTATTTACTTCTACTCTAGCAGCTACTGTTCTTTATAAATCTACAACAGTTGGTACTGCTTCTGTTCTTGATGAAGGTAGTATTTACTTTGCCAGCGCAGTTGGTGGTTCAACTACTGCTGGCTATCGTGTTCCAAACCCAGGATCTGCTGATACTCCTGCGTTTACTGCTGGTCAGACTGCGTTCAATAGCCAGTCAGGAACTCTACAAACCTACGATGCCAAAGTTGTAGCAAACGTACTTAAATATGATGTAACCAATTATGCCACTGGATATTTACCAGCTGGTCCTAATTTCTCTGCCCATGGAGCCAATCAATATTTCACTTTTGTGTTTGTTAGAACTGGCGTATCCAAATTTAATATTTCATATACCACTTCGTCTGGAATTGCTGGTATGTGGGTTGCAATGCCAGGAACTGGCGGAACAAGCGGAACAACTTCTACACTTAACAAGTGGTTAAGTATGGGTATCGATAACTCTTTAGCTGATGGTGCTGCTCTTGGTGGTAACATTAACTTGGCAGGAACTGGTGCACAATCAGTAAACGCTTCTTTCGGTACATTGAGTTCTACTAATGCAACTAATAATGAAATTTGGGTCAGAATCAAGTTAACAAGCGGACAATCAATTTCTGCTTTAGCCCTTGGTGCCTCTACTAATTAAAATAATAGGAATAACAAATGGCAATCTCAGACTCAATAAAAACGGACTTATTATATAAGAAGCTGTTTGGTGTCACAAAGACTGACACAGCAGCAAATAAGAGCCCATCAAACGAAGCGACTGCAAGCCCATTCTTAAATCGTGGCGATAAAACTTGGACTCAAGCCAGTTTAATTCCAACAACTGCTGCTGCAGTTACTGGTGTTGTTCAAGCATATACTTCTACTGCTAAAGTAGAAACTACTGGTGATGCGACTACCACTAAAATTGGTGGTGTTGCTTATCCTACTTGGAACACTGGTTTAACTGATTGGATACCACCTGAATTCGACACAGCCAATGTCTCAAACACTTATCGTGTTCAGGTTTACTACGGTAACTCTGGTGTTTCTAATCCTGCTTCTTCTGGTGGTACTCAGATTTTCGCTGACGGATCTGGTGGTTCTGGCGAATGGTATTTCGATTATCAGTCTGGTGTACTAAACTTTATCGGTGGTACGCTACCGACTGGTATGACTGGTTCAAGCGTAATCTACATTTATGGTTATCGCTACATAGGAACAAGAGGTTTTGCTGGTTCTACTCTTCCAGTTAATAATCTTAGAACTGCTTATACAACTACTGCAACTGCAGCTGGTACTACTACTCTAACGGCATCAAGTACTCAAACACAAGCATTTACTGGTTCCACAACCCAAACTGTTGTTCTTCCTGTTGCCAGCACATTAGTTGTTGGTGATGAATACTTTATTGAGAACAATAGCACTGGTAACCTTACAGTAAACTCTTCTGGTGGTAACTTAGTCGCAACAGTTCTTCCTGGAACTACAGTTTCTATTGTATGTATTCTTGCTTCTGGTACTACTGCTGCATCTTGGGATTCTGAGTATACTGGTTTTGCTACAGCAACTGGTACTGGTTCAGTTGTTCTTGCTACAAGCCCAACTCTAGTAACTCCAACACTTGGTGTTGCTTCTGCTACCTCAATCAATAAAGTAACAATTACTGCTCCAGCAACTGGTTCTACTCTAACTATTGCTGATGGTAAAACATTAACAGCAAGCAATTCTTTAACATTTACTGGTACAGATGCGACTTCCTTCGCATTTCCAGGATCAAGCGATACTGTTGTTACATTAGCTGCTAGTCAAACATTAACAAATAAAACATTAACTAGTCCAACATTAACAACCCCATCATTGGGAGTTGCCACTGCCACTAGCATTAACAAGGTAGCATTTACTGCTCCTGCCACTGGCTCGACTTTAACTATTGCCGATGGCAAAACATTAACAGCAAGTAATTCGCTGACTTTTACTGGCACTGATGCTACTTCTTTTGCGTTTCCAGGAACTAGCGATACTGTTGTAACTCTTACAGCTACTCAAACATTAACAAATAAAACATTAACTACACCTAATATTGGTGCTGCGACAGCAACTAGTATTACAGGCACTATTGGTAATCTTTCTATCACTGCCTTCGCTGGCAATAATAGTGTTAGTTTAGTTCCAACAGGAACTGGTACTGTTGATGTTAATAGTAAAAGAATTACTTCTGTTGCTGATCCTACTCAAGCGCAAGATGCTGCAACTAAAGCGTATGTCGACTCATTATCTAATGGTCTTGATGTTAAGCAATCTGTTCGTGCTGCTTCTACTGCTGCACTAACTGCAACATACTCAAATGGTACTGGTGGTGTTGGTGCTACTCTTACTAATGCTGGCACTCAGGCTGCTTTTGCTCTGGATAGCATTAACCTATCTTCTGGTGATCGTGTTCTTATTAAAGACCAAGCAGCTGGTTTACAAAATGGTGTGTATACTGTTACGACAGTTGGTTCAGGTTCTGTTAACTGGGTACTTACTCGTGCCACTGACTTTGACAATAGTCCAGGAACTGAAGTTGGTCCAGGTGTGTTCTTCTTTGTTGAAGAAGGTACTACTCAGCAAGATAATGGTTATGTAGTTTCTACTGATAGCGCAATTACTATCGGTACTACTGCTATTGTATTCAGCCAGTTCTCTGGCGCAGGTCAAATTACTGCTGGTGCTGGTTTAACTAAGACTGGTAATACGCTTGATGTTGTTGGTACTGCTAATAGAATTAGTGTTGCAGCTGACGCTATTGACATCTCTACAAGTTATGTTGGTCAGACATCTATCACTACTCTTGGTACTATCGCAACTGGTACTTGGCAAGGTACATTAATTGGTGCTACTTATGGTGGTACTGGCGTAAACAACGGATCTAGCACTATTACACTTGGTGGTAGTTTAAGCACTATCGGTGCATATACTATTGCGTTAACTGCAACTGCCAATACTACATTAACATTACCAACAACTGGTACTCTTGCTACTTTAGCAGGAACTGAAACATTTACCAACAAGACTTTAACTTCTCCAATTATTAGTAGCATTTCTAATACTGGTACATTAACTTTACCAACTTCTACTGATACTTTAGTTGGTCGTGCCACTACTGATACTTTAACTAACAAGACTTTAACATCACCAACTATTAATTCTGGTGCATTGTCTGGAACATTTAGTGGTACTGCAACACTGTCTGGTGTTATCACGTTATCAAATACTACTGATGCAACAAACACTACTACTGCTGGTGTTGTTATGTCTGGTGGTCTTGGTGTTGCTAAAACGATCTATGTTGGTTCAAACATTACTGGTGCTGGTGCAGCAACTTCTACTATCGATGGTTTTGCTATCGATGGTGGCACATATTAATATTAGATAAATACATTAGTCGTTGGGATTCTTATCCCAACTTAACCTTTTTAGGAAGATGAATGAGTAATCAAGTTCTACTCAAGAAGTCATCAGTTACTGCAAAAGTTCCACTGACGACTGACTTAGCATACGGTGAATTGGCATTAAACTATGCTGATGGTAAACTGTATTTTAAAGATTCTTCCAACGCAATTCAATCTTTTGCTTCCTTAACTGCGACAGCAACTGAAACAAATAAAACCTTTACAAGCCCAACACTTAACACTGCTACTGCCAATAATTTAACATTTACTGGTACGGTAACTGCTAATGGATCAGTTGGTACTAGTGGGCAATATTTACAATCTACTGCAACTGGTGTTCAATGGGCTACTGTTTCTGGTAGTGGCGCTGGTACTACTACAAATGCATTAACCATTGGTACTGGCTTATCTGGTACAAGTTTCAATGGTTCTTCTGCAGTAACAATTGCAATTGATTCAACAGTTGCTACATTAACTGGTTCTCAGACATTAACGAACAAAACTTTAACTAGCCCAACGATTAATAGTGGTGCAATGTCTGGAACATTTACTGGTGCACCAACTTTCTCAGATACAACAGCTTCTACTTCAAGCACAACTGGTGCAGTAAAAGTTGGTGGTGGATTGGGTGTTGTTGGTAACATTTATGTTGGCTCAGCAAGCAAAGTAGGTTTTGTAAATGCAAGTAATGTCAGCGCAGTTTATCAATATTACAATGCTGCTACAAATAGTTTAGATACAATTTTTGGGTAATAAATTAAATGGCTAATAGATACTGGGTTGGTGGCACAGGTACTTGGAACGGTACAAATACCACAAACTGGTCTGACTCATCAGGCGGGGCTACTGGTGCGTCTGTCCCAACATCTGCTGATAACGTATTCTTTGATGCCAACTCCAACACAGGTACTGGTGCTTTCACCGTAACGATGGCGACTGTTGCCGCTGTATGTGCTGATTTTGATGCGTCTGCCGTTGATGGAACAATGACGTTGACGGGGACTGTTGGTATTGATGTGTATGGTAGTTTGTTATGGCCAGCAACAAACTTTACACGTTCTTATTCAGGAACAACAACATTTAGAGCTACATCAACAGGAAAGACAATTAATTTAAACGGTAAAACTTTTGTAAGTTCAATTACTTTTGATGGTGTTGGTGGTGGATGGACATTTGAAAGCGCCATCACTACAGCAGCAAACTTTACATTAACTAATGGTTCAATAGATTTAGGTGGGTTTACTGCTACTGGTTTTAACTTTAGCTCAAACAATTCAAACACAAGAACATTAGCGTTTAATGGTGGAACTTATGTAATTACTGGAAGCGCAAGTGCAAGTGCTCAAACATTGTGGAACGTAGCAACTGCAACTAACTTAACAGTTACAGGAACACCAACAGTCAACGTCATAAACACTAGCACGAACTCTGGTTTTACAAGAACATTTACCCACGGAGGCACTGCTGGCGGCTCTGAACCAAATGCGGTCAACTTAAACATCCAAGCGGGTGATGTTGGCAGCCTTGTTTCTGTACAAGGGGTATATAAAAATTTAAACTTTACTGGTTGTTCAAGCACATTAAATAATAATGCTAGATTTATATGTGGGAACTTGATAATTGGCAGTGGCATGACGCTGACTGCTGGAACAAACGGAATTACATTTTCTGGTCAAAGTGGTACACAACAAATTACAAGTGCTGCATTAAATTTTGATTTTCCAATCAACTTTGGGTATTCATTTGCAACAACAGCCGCAACAGGGAATGGAACAACTGCAACATTAACATTTGCTACATCTACAAATTGTCCTGCTGTTGGTAGCACAATTATTGTGTCTGGTGTCACCCCTGCTGGATACAACGGAACTTATACCGTCACAGCAAGCACCAACACAACTGTTTCTTACTTGAACGCAACCACAGCCGCACAGACTGTTGCTGGAACTATTGTTAATGGCGGGTCAACTACTTACACATTGCAAGACGCTTTGAGTGTAGGAACTTCTACAAGTAGAACAATTACGTTAAATACAGGAACTCTAAATTTAAACAACTTCACGTTGACTAATTTTGGTTTGTGGGCATCAAACAATGCAAATACAAGAGCAATTGCATTTGGTACTGGCAATTACACCAACACGTATACAGTAGCAACGGCAACAGTTTGGGGTATGCAAACCGCAACAGGATTCACTTACACAGGAACTCCAACTGTTAACGTAACTGGAAATTCTACGGGAGCATTTACAAGAACTTTAGCTCATGGTAGTACTGCTGGAGCAACTGAAGCAAATTCAATAACTTTTAACATATCTGCTGGTAGCGATACTATTGCGATGGGTGGTGGTTTTTTGAATGTTAATTTAACTGGTTTTAGTGGAACATTTGGTCTTAGTGCTAGGTCAATTTATGGAAATTTAACTTTACCATCTGGATTGACTATTACAGCGGGTACTTCTACAACAACATTTGCATCAACCAGTGCAACTACAAGAACAATCACAACTAACAGCAATACTTTAGATTTTCCTGTGACATTCAATGGTGTTGGTGGATCATGGCAGTTACAAGATGCTTTGACTGTTGGAACAACAAGAACACTTAGCTTAAACAACGGTTCATTCAACTCAGGCAATCAATCAATTACCACGGGGTTGTTTAACTTTAGCAACGGCAACACAAAATCTTTATTGCTTGGAACATCTACTGTCACTATTACTGGCGGAACAAGTACATCAGGTTTTATTGGTTCAAATTCTGGAACGACATACGATGTTGTCAATTCAACCATTGTTTTTTCAAATACTGGTACTTTTGCTGGCGGTTCTGGCGGTGTGGGTGGAACGCAATTTGGCACAGTAACAATGTCTGCCGCAAGTGGAACTTTGTATTTGGGTACAACTGCAACGACAACAGCACGTTGCACAACCTTAAACAACACCGTATCCCCTTGCACAATTACCAATTCTTGTACAACCGCATTTACAGTTACCAATTTCAACGTCAACGGAACGGCAGGAAACCTAGTCGTTTTAAACAGTAATACGGCAGGAACGGCAAGGACAATCACAAAGGCAAGCGGTACTACAGACGTAGACTATCTGAACATACAAGATTCAACGGCTACGGGTGGAACATGGACCGCACACAGCTCGACCAATAGCGGTAATAATACAGGTTGGATATTTACTGTAGATGTAATAGGATCAAAAATTACATCAACTGGCATATTATCCATAGCTGGGTATTTTGATGAAGTTAGTTATAGTCCCGCATCATCTGGTGCTTACACCTACAACAATGGTGTGAGTACTAGTGTAAACAAGTTAAATTATAGTCAAGATTTTACAAACTGGAGTAAGAATGCTTCACCAAATGATTATACTGTCAGTGCTGACTCAACTGCCGCACCTGACGGATCAACCACAGCTGACCTTATAATCAAATCAACAGGTGTTGGCTCAAGTTCAGTTTGTTATAAACTTTTTACTGGAGCAATCAGTACAGCATATTGTGGTTCTATCTATTTGAAGGCGGGGGGATATTCTAAAGTTCAGGTAGTTTTTGGTAACACTGCATTTAATAGTACAAATTATGGTGGAAATTTTGATTTGGTTGCTGGAACTAATAATGCAATTCTAAATGGATCAACAGTAACTATTACTTCAGTGGGGAATGGCTGGTATAGAATCACTGTAACTGCCACGTCAGATGCGGATGGTGGAAATTATGTTTTTGCGATAACCCTACTAGATGCTAGTTATAGTGCCAATTTTGCTGGTAATGGTACTTCTGGAATTTATCTATGGGGAGCTCAAGTTGAATTAGGTTCCGCTGCAACCGCTTATGTGGCCACGGGGGCAACCACCAGCATCAACATCAACAACTTTGCACAACGTACCATTGCATCAGGTATAGAGTATGTGTCTGGTTCGTTTGATGAAGTCAGTTACAATCCTAATGGTGGTACTGGACAAATTGGGTATAACGGAACCGATACAACTACAAATAAACTTAAATATACTCAAGATTTTAGTAATGCTCTTTGGGTCAAGCAACAACTCAGCACGAGCATTGATGTAACGATTGATGCAACTACGGCACCAGATGGTTCACTAACAGCAGATAAATTAGCACAGAGTTCCACGGGTGGAACATATTATTCTGTATATCAAAATTTTACACCAACTGCAAGCACAAACTATACATATAGTATGTTTGTAAAAAATGCTGGAGGAACAGGCAGCATTAACCTGACCATTTACGATACTGTAAATGCACAATATGCTCAGTTCAATATCAGTACTGGTGTAGCAGGTGCGACTACCATAAATGGGGCTACCTTTACTTTAAATTCTAGGTCAATCACTAGTTATGGTAATGGCTGGTATAGGTGTGCTTTTAGTTTTAGTTCCAGCTTGAGTGGAAATTTTCAGTTCAAGGTAGACTTTGGGGTGTCGGGGGTTGGCACTGGTGTTTATCTATGGGGAGCTCAATTAGAGCAAGCACTGACTCCTACTGCTTATGTGGGAATGTTAGGCACAGGTGTCAACATCAACAACTTTGCTCGGCGAGTTGTTAGTACGGGTGTAGAATATGTTTCAGGTGAATTTGATGAATATACTGGTAATTTAGTGTAATAAATATAAGACTATGGCTAAACTACTATCTGGCACAAGAATATACGGATCGGCAACGATAGATACAACTTTATTGTTGGGGACATCTGCAATTTTTAATGGCTCAACATCAGGGACAACTACTGTCGTAGCCACTGCTGTTGCAGGGACTACTACTCTAACTCTGCCATCAGCAACTGATACTCTAATTGGTCGTAATACTACTGATACACTAACAAATAAAACAATTGCAGCTGGTTCAAATACTATCAGTGGATTGACTAATACCAATCTTTCTGGTACTGCTGGTATTACTAATGCTAATTTAGCCAATAGTTCTATTACTGTTGGTACTACCGCAATATCATTAGGTGCTTCTAGCACTACGTTAGATGGTCTTACATCTATTGATGCTACTTCTGGTTCTACTTCTTTCTTTGCTACGCCAACATCACCAGCATTGTTTGCTGCTGGTACTGCTGTTACTATTGGTGCAACTACTGGTACTACAACTGTTAGAAATGGTTTAGTTGTTACTGGTGATTTAACTGTTAATGGCACTACAACTACAATCAATTCAACAGTAACTTCTGTTGATGATATTGAATTCGAACTAGGTTCTGTTGCTACACCTACTGATATTACTGCAGCTGGCGGTGGTATTAGACTTAAAGGTGCAACTGATAAAACTATTAACTGGGGTGCAACTAATGGTTGGACTTCTTCAGAAGATTTTAATGTCGCTTCTGGTAAAATTTACAGAATTAATGGAACATCAGTTCTTTCTGGTACGACATTAGGTTCTGGTGTAACTGGTTCTTCATTAACTTCTGTTGGTACAATCACTTCTGGTACTTGGTCTGGATCTTTTGGTGCAGTTTCTGGTGCTAACTTAACATCGTTAACTGCTGGTAATCTTTCTGGTACTATTCCTTCAGCAGTTTTAGGCAACTCTACTGTTTATATTGGTACTACTGCTGTTGCATTAAATCGTTCCTCTGCTTCACTAGCTCTTACTGGTATTTCTAGTATCGATGGATCTGCTGCGACATTAACGACACCTCGTAGTATTTACGGTAATAACTTCGATGGTTCTGCAGGATTAACTGGAATTATTGCTTCCACATATGGTGGTACTGGAAACGGATTTACTAAATTTTCTGGTCCAACTACTGCTGAAAAAACATTTACTTTACCAGATGCAACAGCAACTATCCTTACATCTAATGATGCTGTAACTATTCTGCAAGGTGGTACTGGTCAAACTACTAAAACTGCCGCATTTGATGCGCTATCGCCTGCAACAACAAAAGGTGATTTGATTGCTTATGATGGAACAGATAATGTTAGATTAGCAGTTGGTACAGATACGTATGTCTTAACTGCAGATTCGACTACATCTACTGGTGTTAAATGGGCAGCTTCTGCGGGTGGTGGGGGTGGTGGCGGAACTACTACAAATGCATTAACCATTGGTACTGGTTTATCTGGTACAAGTTTTAATGGATCAGCTGCAGTCACTATTGCAATTGATTCTACTGTTGCCACTTTAACTGGTTCTCAGACTCTAACAAATAAAACATTAACATCACCTACTATTAATAGTGCTACTGAAAATAATGTAACATTTACAGGAACAGTTACTGCTGGTGGTGGTGTTGGTACAAATGGACAAGTTCTTACATCTACTGCAACTGGTGTTCAGTGGTCAACTGTTTCTGGTGGTGGCGGTGGATCTGTTACTACTACAGTGTTAAATGATATTTCAAATCTATTTGATTTTAGAACCTGCGTATTCCCATTAAGACTAGAACAAAGTGATATAACAAGTAGCAACTTTACAGACTCCAAAGACCTTGATGTTGTTATTAATGGTCTTAAATTAACTCCCTACGTGAAACAAATAACGTATCCATGGTTAACTCCATATGATTCACATAAAGGATTTAGAGCAGTGGCAACATCTACAGAGGCGAATGTTATTATTTACAATGCACCAGCAATAGGAGATTCTGCTTCCGTGACGATTATAAATAACTCGTCTAGTTTACAAACAAGAAAATACCCATATTCAGCTACAACGATAGCACTAGGAGATTAATTAAAATGGCAAAACATGTAATATCAGAAGCGTATGCATTCACACCTTCTACAAAAACTATTGTAGTAACTGGTAAAGCGATTCGACAAGAGCAATTATTATTGATTACAAACACTACCACAGGTACAGTAATCTATAACTTCTCAGATCCTTCTCTTGCCACGAATACCACAGTAACTGTATCTATAGATACAACTACAGGACAAGAAACTACAACCATAGTTCTTGCTTATAATACAGCTGCTATGTTGTCTACACATAAGTTATCAATTTTAACAGAAGAAACTTATCAAGAGATGGTGCCAGCAGAAACCTATAGGGATCCTGTTGATAAACTTCGTGTAAGCACGGGTCAAGCATTGATTGATACTGACTTTGAATATGGTCAGCAACCGACTAAGTGGGAAGGTTTGAATTTATTAAATAATCGCCCATCAGCTTTTAATGATGTTACTGCTCCATTGACAATTACAAACATTACCGCTTCAACTAGAACTGTTACTGTAACAACAACAGCGAATTTGACTGCTGGCACTCCAGTTTTTGTTCAAGGTACTCTAGATGATGCTAATGCTGGTGGTTGGTGGGTGGTTGAAACAACGTCAGGTTCGCAATTCACCTATACAGTAACAAATACTCCAGCCGCAACTCTTTATGATGCAAATAAAACATATGTTTATTCTGGAACATTCTTTACTGGTGCTGCAATTCCTGCTGGAACAAGTGCTATCTCTTTGAGTGGTTCAATCGCAACAGTAACAACAACTTATGCTCACGGGTTACGTGTTGGTGATAGTATCTATATTGTTGGTGCCACAGGTATGACAGGCACATTAAACAGTTCATGGGTTGTTGCGACAACACCAACAACAAACACATTTACTTTTGCTTGTACAGCAACAGGTACAATTACCACTGTATTAAACGCATCAATTTATCCACGTTCATTGGGTTATATACAACATCGTGCGTTTGATGGTGGTGTTCAATTTACCAACGTATCACCACAACATGGTTATCAGGTTATTAGACAAACACGTCGACAATTCCGCTATCAGTCTGGTAAAGCCATACAGTTCTCCACTGGTTCTATTATGAAACCAGCTTTAGCTGTTGATAATATAACCAGTTCTGGAACAACAGTTACAGTTACAACAAAATTCCCACATGGTATGTCTGTTGGTGCTCAGATTAGAGTTGTTGGTTGTACTGAAACTGCGTATAATGGAATTTTTACTGTTGTTACCGCACCAACGACATTGACATTTACATATACTGCTCTTTCTACACCTTCTGCAAGTCCAGCTACTGGTTTCCCACTAACAGTAAGTCCATATTCATGGTATGGATCCTCAAATCGTATTGGTTTATTTGACCAACAAAATGGTATATTCTTTGAATATGATGGCCAAACGATTTATTGCGTCAAACGAAGTAGTACTACTCAAATATCTGGTGCTGTGGCAGTGACTGCAGCTTCCAATTCTGTTGTTGGAACAAATACAAAATTTAGTTCGCAATTAAAACCTGGAGATTATGTCGTTATTCGTGGTATGAGTTATTTGGTTCAAACAATAACTTCTGATACACAAATGCACATCTATCCAGAATATAGAGGAACAACAACAACAAATTGTCAAGTAAGTAAAACAATTGACCAAAGATATGCTGGACCAAGTTTATCTGGTGTAGCTAATCAATGGAATATTGATAAAATGGATGGCACTGGTGCATCATCATATAACTTAGATTTAACTAAGATGCAGATGTTCTACATTGACTATACATGGTATGGTGCTGGTGGGGTTCGTTTTGGATTTAAGAACAATCGTGGTGAAGTGATTTACTGTCATCGTGTTCCAAACAATAACGTGAACACAGAAGCATATATGCGTTCTGGTAATTTGGTTGCACGTTATGAAACCAATACATTACCAATTAGAACTACCTTGGGAGCCACGTTAACTAGTGGTGCAACAGCGTCGATGACTGTTGCAGATACTACATTGTTTCCATCAGTGGGGACTCTATTAGTTTCCGCTGCAGCTGATACAACTGGTGCAATTGAATATATTTCTTATACTGGTAAAACTGCAACTACATTTACAGGGTTAACACGTAATGTTGTAAACTTGACTGGCCAAGGATTTACTTCTGGTGGTGGTACAGGTTCAGCAACCACATTTACATATTCTGCAACAGCACCTATTACTATTGAGTCTTATAGTCCTGCACAGGCATCAACAATCAGCCATTGGGGTTCTTCTGTTATTATGGATGGTCGTTATGATGATGATAAATCAGTACAATTTAACTTTGGTTTAAATGCACCTGTCTCTTTTACAACTGCAGGTACAAGATATGCAATGTTTAGTATTCGTTTGTCTCCATCAGTCGATAATGGCCAAACTGGTTTATTAGGTGCAAGAGAACTTATTAATCGTATGCAATTACAACCAACGGCTTGTGGTGCATATCCAACAGGTTCTGGTGTTAAGATTGACTTTATTTTAAATGGTCGTGTTTCTAGTTCTGCAAATGCTTTTGTTCCAGTGGGTGGATCAAGTCTTGCTCAATATTCTAATCATGGAACTGGCGCATCAATAACTGGTGGAGAGAACATCTTTACGTTCTTTGCACCTGCAGGTGGTTTTGAGACTGTTGACCTTCGCCAATTACGTGATTTGGGAACAAGTATTCTTGGTGGTGGAAATACATTATCTGTTCCAACTACTGCAAATAATATCTATCCAGATGGTCCAGATATTTTAACAGTGTGTGTAACTCCACTAACAGGTGCTGCAGCGACAGTTGCTCGTCTTAGCTGGACTGAAGCACAGGCTTAATAAATGTCTACCAGAAGTTACCCATTATTCACATCAAGCACTACTGAACCAGTAGGTGCTATTGCTGGTGATATTTGGCATAACCCTAGCACAAATAGTGTCAGACAAAGGGTATATCTTAACAATACTACCGCTGTTTGGAGAACACCTGGAGTTTCTCAAAATACAGTTACAGTTCCAAATGGTACTAGTATTACTCCAAATTGTGATACTAGTGATGTTGTTGCACAAATAAACACACAAGCTGTTGGAACATTAACGATTAATGCTCCAATAGGATCTCCAACTGATGGCCAAAAATTAGTTATAAGAATAAATTCCACAAATGTACAAACATTTGCATGGAATGCTATTTTTACAGGTTCATTTGATTTAAATTTACCTACTCTTACATCAGGTAGTAATAGAACAGATTATTTTGGTTTCATTTATAACTCAACTACTGGTAGATGGCATTTATTGGCTAAAAACTTTGGGTTCTAATAAAATTATAAGGAGAAAAATATGATAAAAATTGATTTTGAATTTGAATCACCATATGGTGCATTTCGTGATGCTTTACATTTAGCTGATGACCATACATTCACAGAAGATGAAATTGCAGCAATGAAGCAACAGCGATACGATAATTGGTGGGACATTGTTAATCAACCATCCACTGAAGAACAACCAACAGGGTAAAACATGGCAGACCGTTATTGGGTTGGTGGAACAGGTAATTGGGATACCACAAGTACAACTAACTGGTCTGCCACATCAGGTGGAACTGGTGGTGCTAGTGTGCCAACACTAAATGATGATGTGTATTTAGATGCTAACTCTGGTGTTGGTACCATAACAACAACTGCTAGTGTATCATGTAAATCTTTTTATTGTAATAATAAAAACACGGGAAAATATAGTGGAACGTTAGTATTGGGAACAGCTGCTTTTCAAAGTTTTAACTCATATGGTAACTTTATTTTAAGTTCTTCCATGACTCTTACTATGACCCAACTTGTATATCTTGTTATAGGTTCATCACCTGGTGGTATTTGGAATGTAGATTTTGCTGGCATCGCTTATGGCGCCTCGTATACTATCGCTCTGGGTAGTAGTACGAGTACCACTATTAATTTATTAAATGATATAACATATAGTGGAACTGGCACAGGAGTTCAGTTTGATATTAGTGCAACACTAATAACTAATAATTATAATGTTTACATGAAAGCTGATAATGGAAACGCATACGTTACTTTTAGTTTAAGTAATAACAGCAGACTTGGATCTAGTGTATTTACTGTTAGCACAAACACTGTACGAGTTTTAAACAATAGCGATGCGGTATGGGAATCTTCCACTATTTTAGTTAATAAAACTGCATACACGACGACTACGACCATAGATACCAGTCTTAGTGGTAATGGTGTTGCTAAGATTGGTAGATTAAAATGTCAAACTGATACTACAGTCACTGGTAATGTTACAATTGGTGCTTGCACGATAGTTGGACCATCAACTCCAACATCAACAATCCGAACTGTCAATTTCAATGCAGATGCTACTGGATATCCTATAATTAATGGAAACTTTTTTACTGAATCTACTGCAGGAAATAGACGTATATTTATTTCTTCTAGTAATTATGGATTAGGGCAAACGATTGCAGTTAATGGAACGACAAACTTAGTTGATGTTGATTTTCGTGACATTTATGTAGTTGGCAAATCAGCTCCTATAAGTGGAACTCGTATTGGTAATCGTGGAAATAATACAGGAATATCTTTCACTCCAGCTAAGAATGTATATTCTGTATATAATGGAACCGCTTCAGTTAGCTGGTATGATAACATATGGTCTGCCACATCAGGAGGGACTGTTAGTTTAGATAATTTTCCGTTGCCGCAAGATACTACAATAATACAAAATAACTCTCTCACTGGAATCTCATTAAATGCCGTTGCGGCTGGAAATTATATCGGTAGTATAGACATGTCTGCACGAACAAGTGCAATGTCAATCGCATTTAATTTTATAACAACTTGTTATGGAAATTGGACAAACGGAAGTGGAACAACATTAAGCGGAACTTTAGCACTTACATTCTCTGGTGGTGGAACACAAACTATTACCAGTGCAGGTAAAACATTTACTTGTCCAATTAATATAGACACATATGGTGGTACTGTTCAGCTTGCTGATGCATTAACTCTTGGTGCTGGAGGATTACAGTTAGGAGTAAATAACGGCACATTTGATACATTAAATAAAAACGTAACTTTTGGTGTTTTATCTTCTAGTAATTCTAATTTACGAACTATCAAACTCGGATCCAGTACAATTACAAATATAAATTCTGGTGCCAGTTATTCGTTAACAGATACAAGAAATTTGACTTTTGATGCAGGTACATCAACTATTCTTTTTACAGGTATATTACATACATTGGCTAGCGGAGGATTAACATTTTATAATGTATCTTTTACATCAGCATCATCAACCACACATGGTATTGAAGGTGTAAATACATTTAATAATTTGTCAGTTACATCACCGTCTGCTGGCATACATAATATTGTTTTTTCTGCAAACCAAACTATTAACGGAACATTAACTTGTGTTGGTGCATCTGCTGTAAGGCGTATCTATTTGCTCTCTAACACAATGAACACACAACGCAGATTAACAGTTAATTCTTTATCCTCAACAGACTGCGATTTTCGTGATATTGTTATCGCAGGCAACGCAGCAGGCTCATTTTATGTAAGAGCAGGAGATTGCGGTAACAACTCTGGAATTACATTTCCATCACCTAAAACTGTTTACTGGAACCTAGCTGGATTACAGAACTGGTCAGCAACAGGTTGGGCTACAAGTTCAGGTGGAACACCAGCCACAGCGAATTTTCCACTAGCGCAAGACACTGTGGTGTTTGATAACGCTGGAGCAGTGGGCACAATTTCGTTTGATTTCAGCTGGAATGTTGGCACTCTAGATATGTCAGCACGAACAAGTGCAATGTCAATTCAAATTAATAATTTAGTAATTGGTATTTACGGTGACTTAAAAAATGGAACTGGTGTTACTTGGTTAGGAAGCTTAGGAACTTTTTCATTTTCAAAAATTGGAACACAAACTATTACTAGTAATGGAACCGCTTTTGCTGGTGGAACTTTTTTAATGTTCAGACCAGGATCGTATGTGCAATTGGCAGATGCATTTACTTTTAACGGTAGTATATCATATGGTTCAGGTACATTTGATGCTGTTATATATAACGTATCAGTATCAGGCTTGAGTTGCGGCACAACTCCACTAGCGCCAAAATTAAAACTCGGGACGGCAACATGGACGTTAACTGGAACCACTAATACATTTTTTATTCAAGGAACGGCAGCAGTTGTAGAAGGTTCTGCAACAGTTGTGTTGTCAAATAATACAACTACATCACGAGATTTTGGTGGAAATGTTGGTGTATATATTCAAAAATTAATTATTGGAGGAGCAACTTCAACCTCAACCACTACAATCAATGGTGCAAACACGTTTGGTGAAATTGCGTCTACAAAGACAGTAGCACACACAATTGCATTTGGATTCAATGCGCAAACATTTGGAAAATGGTCAGTCACTGGTACGGCTGGTAACGTAGTAACAATTACAGGCTCAAGCGCTGCAAACGTAATTGCTGGTCCTGCTGTTACTGGTATTGATTATCTTGCAATGGGTTCGTGGGGTGTTTCTACTACTAGTCCAGGAGAGTTTTATGCTGGAGCTAATAGTACGGGCACTGCTGCAGCCCCTGTATTTAGAACAGCAGCGCCAGCACCTCGCACACTATATTGGGTAGGCGGTACAGGCAACTGGTCATCAACAACCAAGTGGGCTACATCGTCGGGTGGCGCATCTGGTGCAGCCATTCCAACGTCCCTTGATACGGTCACATTTGATTCAGCATCTAACGCTACAGCCTACACAGCAACAATTGACGCTGGTGTAACGATTGCTCGATGTGCCGCATTCACAGTGGCTGGACCAACATCAGGTAACGTGACTTGGGCTGGGTCTGTGCCTATTGCATTTCACGGTAATGTATCGTTTGCCGCCACAGGTATTACTAATAGCTATACAGGCACAATGAACTGGGCTGGTAACTCTAGTTACACGTTCACAACCAACGGATTGGCATTGTTAAGCCCAATAACAGTACTCGGTATTAATTCTACATGGACAATAGGTAGTGCGTTAAATACCACAAACGTCCTTACAGTAACATATGGTAATTTTAACACATCAGCAAGTAATTATAATATTATTGCTCTTCTTTTGTCGTCAAATAATAGTATGGTGCGTGGAATTTCATTAAATGGAAGTACATTCACTTCAACTGCAAGTGGTAATATAATTAATTTTGGAACAATAACAAATCTAACATTTAATGCTGGCACTTCTTTGATTGATATACTTGGAAATTCTTTGACGTTTGGTGGTGGTGGACTAACATTTTACAATGTTAGTATTACTGCTGGACTAGGTGCGGCAGGCGCTATTCAAGGCGCAAATATTTTTAACAATTTAACAATTACAGCACAAACTAACCTTGCTGCATGGCCATTAACATTCAATGCCAATCAAACCATTAATGGCACACTTACACTAAATGCTGGTACCGCTGCGGCTTACAGAACTCTCTTAGCTTCAGATACTATTGGTACACAACGTACATTGACCTGTGCTGCAATTAGTTCTGTAACGGATATTGACTTTAGAGATATTAATTTTGCAGGTGATATAACATTACCAGTTACTGGTACCCGTTTGGGTGATTGCAAAGGCAATAGTAACATCACTTTTGATGCAGGTAAAACGGTTTATTATGGACAGGCAGGATCAACTAGTTGGGGTACAGCAGGCTCGGGCTCATGGTCTGCTACATCAGGTGGTGCATTAAACGCAACTCAGTTTCCGTTGGCGCAAGACACTGCTGTATTTCCAGCAGCAACATATCCTGCTTCAGGATCAACAACATCAATCAACGCTGCATATAATATTGGCACAATTGATATGTCGTTGAGGACAACAAACACTATGACGTTAACGGTGTCGTCAGCACCAAATGTTTATGGAAATTGGATTACTGGTACAGGTATAACATTTTCTGGTACTAGTGTCGTTACTTTAGCTGGTCGTACTAGCCAAACTGTAACTAATGCAGGAAAAATTTGGTCAATGCCTACAATAATAAACAGTCCTGGCGGTTCTGTAACCTTACAAGACAGTTGGGCAACCTCATGTAATTTTTCAAGTCCAGTTCCAATGTCTTTTATTGCTGGAACATTTGATGCTAATGGATATAACGTAACATTTGCAACTACAATTAACAGTAATGCAGGTTTTAGTACGTCTGGTGCTTTAGCAAAAACATTAGCAATGGGATCTGGAACATGGACTTTTCCAGGTTCAGGTACAATGTGGACGAATACCGCCACAAATATTACAGTTACTGGTACAGGAACAATTAATTTAACAAGTTCTTCTGCAAAATCATTTGAGGGTAGCGGTTATTATTCAGGGATTACACTTAATCAAGGCGGTGCAGGTGCTTTAACTATTTCAGGTAGTAACACATTTAAAAACATTACTAATAGTTATAATGCAACAGGTGCAACTTCTATTGCCCTTGGTACAACCATACAAACTTTGAGTCAATTTACAGCTACAGGTGCTGCGGGCAAGTTATTGACTATTACAGGAACAGCAGCATCAACTCCTGCTACGTTAGTTTATACAGGGTCAGGATCAATTCCTACTATTGATTATGTTGTGCCTATTTTTATTAAAGCATATCCATTAACATCAACTTGGTCTGTTGGAGCAAACTCTATTAATGGTGGATCACTTGGATTAACATTTCCAACAGTAGTTAGTCAAAAACCATTAGGTAGTTTTATGACATTTTTCTAAATTGTTAGACTAATAAATAGAATATAAAGAGAGAATACTATGGCTGTTTCTACAAGAGATGGATTAAAACAATATGCATTAAGAGCATTGGGCGCACCTGTGCTTGAAATTAATGTGGACGATGATCAAATCGAAGATCGTATTGATGAGGCATTGGATTACTGGAAACTCTATCATTATGAGGGTGTAGAACAGATTTATCTTAAACAACAGATTCGTGCTTCTGAGATTGTTCTTACTACTTCTATTGCTGCAAATTTTCGTTTGGCAGAAAGAATTACTGGAGCAACCTCTGGTGCAACTGCTGAAGTTTGTCAAGAATCCAGCAGAACTTCTTCTGGAACATTATTACTAGTTAGAAATATATCTGGTACATTTACTGCTGGTGAAGTAATCACTGGTGGTAATTCTGGTACTACTGCAACTACTTCTACAATTACACTCCGTGAATATGATAATCGTTATATTGAAGTTCCAGATTATGTTTGGGGTGTCACAAAGATTCTATCTGCTGGTCAAGCATCGTCTTCAAAAAACATCTTCGATTTGCAGTATCAATTAAGATTAAATGACTTGTATGATTTAACATCTACTTCTTTAATCTACTACAAAACAGTTATGTCTCATTTGGCTCTATTAGATTTAGAGTTAAATGGTCATCAAGGATATAGATTTAATCGTTTGAATGGTCGTTTATACCTAGACGCAAATTGGGCAACTGATTTTATTCTTGGTGATTATATTATTGTACAATCTTATCGTGCAATGGATCCAACAACATGGTCTAAAGTTTATAACGAGCCATGGTTAAAGCATTATGTAACTGCATTGCTTAAGAAACAATGGGCAACTAACATTAAGAAATTCTCTGGCATTCAACTTCCAGGTGGTGTAACTTTAGATGGTGATAAACTATATGATGAAGCAACTACAGAAATTAAAGAACTTGAAGACGATTTGCAAAATAAGTCAGCACCTCTAGATTTCTTCATGGGATAATAGATGCCTACTAATGTTTATTTTACACATGGTACTAAGAACGAACAGTATCTAGTTGAAGATCTCATTATCGAATCTCTTAAGATTTACGGTAATGAGTTCATGTACATTCCAAGAACATTAGTTTCTAAAGATGAGATTCTTGGCGAAGATCGTTTATCAAAATTTACATCGTCATTTCCAATCGAAATGTACTTTGAGAATGTAGATTCTCTGGATGGTCAAGGTGCTTTTATTCAGAAGTTTGGTCTTATGATGGAACAGTCAGCTACATTGGTAGTTGCTCGTCGTAGATGGGATCAATTGGTTGGTCGTTATGGACAAACAATTATTCCTACTCGTCCATGTGAAGGTGACTTAATTTACTTTCCATTAACTAAAGGTTTATTTGAGATTAAATTTGTCAAGCATCAAGATCCATTTTATCAACTTGGTAAATTATATGTATTTAAGTTACAAGTTGAATTGTTCCAGTATGCTTCTGAGAAAATTGATACTGGTATCTCAGAAATTGATGCCTTTGAAACCCTCAAGACATTCACAACTAATACTACTAGATCTCCAAATGGAGAGATTACTTCTATCACTGTGACAAATCAAGGATCTGGATATACTTCTGTTCCAACAGTCGAATTTTTTAGTTCTTCTGGTCGTGATGCTGCAGCTACAGCTGTACGTGGAACTGGTGCGACAGCAAATAAAATTATTCGTATTGATATAACTAATCCAGGAACTGGATATCAAATTGCTCCTTCTATTAATATTACTGGTGGTAGTGGAACTGGCGCACTAGCAACTGCAAGTATTGATATAAATATTGATAAAGTTAATTCTTTCGGTGATAACAACAAATTTAAAACTCAATCACAAGATGTATTGTTCAGTGTAACAAATCCATTCGGTGAGATCGATAATACGAATAATCCATAATGTTAAACAATAATGTATATTACCACGGAATTATTCGTAAGTGCATCGTAGGATTCGGTTCACTATTCAGTGACATCTATATCGATCGTCGTGAAGGTGATTCTGTGACTGGTGCTGTTATTCAACGATTACAAGTTCCCCTTGCATATGCTCCAAAAGAAAAATGGATTGTTCGTTTAGATCAAGATCCATCCTTGGAAAATCATGTTTATACTACTCTTCCAAGAATGTCATTTGAGATTATTGGATACAACTATGATGCACAACGAAAGGTAAATCGTATGCAACAGTTGAAGTGTGGTGATGGCACTGGTTCAGTATCTACTATGTATACTCCTGTCCCATATAATCTTGATTTGTCTCTATACATCCTTACGAAAACTCAAGAAGATGGTTTACAAATCATCGAGCAAATCCTTCCAACATTTACACCTGAGTATACATTATCAATAAATGTAGTTCCAGACATGAATGTTAAGATTGATGTACCTATCGTTTTAAATAGTGTATCAGTCCAAGACGACTACGATGGCGATTTTCAAACTCGTAGATTCGTAACACATAGTCTTAACTTCCAAATGAAGATGAATCTGTTTGGACCAATCTCTGATAAAAGTGTTATTCAACAAGTTAATGCCAATGTTGGCGATAACGAAGACTTTAGTAATCCCAATCGGGTTTATGTTGCAGATGGTGATCTCACTACTGCAACAGTTGCTACGGAGAGTTGGCTGGACGGATTTTAATTATGGCACAAGTATATAATTCAAACTCCAACCTTAAAGCAGCTGGAGTTACTGTTGACTTTACACCTGAAGATGTAAAAGAGTACATGAAGTGTGCAGCGGATCCAATATACTTTATTGAGAATTACTGCTATATTGTTACACTAGATCATGGTTTAAAACTCTTCAAACTATACGACTGCCAAAAGAACAAAGTAAATGTAATCCATAATAATCGTCGTGTGATTCTTATGGAAGGTCGTCAGCAAGGTAAGACAACTACATCTGCAGCCTACATTCTTTGGTACACGATTTTTCAAGCCAACAAAACTGTGGCTATCCTTGCGAACAAAGCAACTGCTGCACGTGAGGTTTTAGATCGTTATCAAATAATGTATGAGTTGCTACCAAAGTGGATGCAACAAGGTGTTACTACTTGGAACAAAGGTGATATTGAACTAGAGAATGGTTCAAAGGTATTCACTGCTGCAACAGGTAAGTCTGGTATTCGTGGTAAATCCGTCAACATGTTGTATGTTGACGAAGCTGCGATTATTCCAAACAACGTGGCAGAAGAATTCTTTACATCAGTTTATCCAACTATTTCAGCTGGACAAACTACTAAGATTCTGTTGTCATCTACTCCGTTGGGTTATAATCACTTCTGGAAATTTTGGACAGACGCTGAAAAAGGTAGAAATGGATTCGTTAATCTATTCATTCCTTACTGGGAAATTCCAGGTCGTGATGAAGCATGGGCTGCAGAACAAAAAGCACAGCTCGGTGAACTTAAATTTACTCAAGAGGTTCTTTGTAACTTCTTGGGTTCTTCTCTCACTCTAGTTAGAGCAGATGTTATCTCTAGAATGAGTCCAGATACTATCGTCCACCAGAAAGATGGGTTGGATGTGTATGTAAACCCACAGGCTGGTCATACTTATTGTATGGTCTGTGATGTGGCCAAGGGAGTTGGTGGAGACTATTCAGCATTCCAAGTTATTGATATTACAGAGGTTCCGTATAGAATCGTTGCAAAATATCGTAATAATGAAATTAGCCCGTTGCTCTATCCAAATGTAATCTACAAAATTGGAAACGAGTATAACCAAGCATTTGTATTATTGGAAATTAACATCTCTGAACAGGTTGCTCACATCCTATACTCTGAGATGGAATACGAAAATATATTGATGGTTACAAGACACGCTATGGGGCAAACTGTCTCAGGTGGTTTCGGTGGTGGTAAAACACAGTTGGGTGTCAATACCGATAAAAAGATCAAACGAATTGGGTGTCATAACTTTAAGGCACTAGTTGAAGAAAATAAACTTATTATAAATGACGCTGATACGATCTCTGAAATTTCGACTTTTATCGAGAAAAAAGGATCTTATGAGGCTGACGAAGGTTATCACGATGACTTGGTAATGCCTCTGGTACTATTCGGATGGCTTACAACCAACTCATATTTCAAAGACCTAAATAATATTAATCTACGAAATATTATGTACGCTAAACAAATGCAAGCGATTGAAGAAGAATTAACACCATTTGGGTTCTACGAAGATGGGAAGCCTGAAGAGGCTCCACTGAACTTCTAGAAATCTTGTGAAAACTAAATAAAATGTAGACATGAAATTGTCTAGGTAAACTTATTAACAAGGAGAAACACAATGCCGTTCCAATTATCTCCAGGCGTTGCAGTCGTAGAAAAAGATTTCACTTCTATCGTTCCAGCAGTATCATCATCTATTGGTGCTTATGCTGGAGTATTTCCATGGGGTCCAATATTGGAGCCTGTGACAGTTAGCTCGGAGAACGAATTAGTTCGTCGCTTCGGTAAACCAAACGATAGCAATTTCCAATCTTTTTTCACAGCTGCGAACTTCCTATCTTATACAAATAACTTATTACTAGTTCGTGCAGACGCTGGATCTTTGAATGCGGTTGCTACTACAACTGGCGGTCTTGGTACTGTTGCTATGAATAATCCAGGTACTGGTTATTCATCTACTGGTAGTGCTCCAGTAGTAACAGTTGCCGCACCTGATATTGATGGGGGTACACTAGCAACAGTAACAGTATCTCTTTCTGGTGGTGCAATTACTGCCGTTGCTGTTTCTTCTGGCGGTTCTGGTTATGCCACTGCACCTTCAGTTACTATTTCTGCCCCAAGTGGTGGTTCTGGTGCAACATTTACTCCAGTGATGACAGTTCCAACTTTAGCTGGTGTAGCTATTACTGGTACTGGTGGCCAATTCACTTGTACTGCTACTACATTGGTAGTTGGTAGCACAATTCAAATTACTGGTACACTAGGTGGTACTGGTAGTATTACTGGGTACACAACTGGTACAACTTATAAAGTTTCTGCTATTACTGGTTCTGGTTCTTCTGTAACAGGATTTACTTTGCAAACAACTGGTGATGTGGCGATTGTAACAACTGCTGGTACTCCAACTGGTCTGACATACTCTGTAACATCAAACCAATCAGTTGCTTCTGTTACTGTTACTGCTGGTGGCACTGGATACAAAGGTACTGTTACTGCTACTTTCTCAGCTGGTAATGCATCTGCTGGTTCTGTAACTGTTGCTTCTTCAACAATCACTAATCCAGTAATTGTTACACCTGGATCTGGTTACTCAACTCTCCCTACTATTACTGTTGCTGCTCCAAGCGGTGGCGGTACTACAGCTACTATAACTGGCACAATTTCTGTGGCTGGTTTAAAAATTATCAACGGCGAAACATACAATAGCACTTATGCGAATGGCGCTGGTATTGTTGGTCCAGTTTCTGCAAAATATGCTGGTACTCTTGGTAACTCTTTAAAAGTTGCTATGTGTGACTCTGCTGGATTTAGCGCATGGGCATACAAAGACGAATTTGATTCTGCTCCAGCAACTTCTACATACGCTACAAGCGTTGGCGGTTCTCAAGATGAAATGCACATTATCGTTATCGATGAAGATGGCGCATTCTCTGGAACACAAGGTACTATTTTAGAAAAATTTGCTTATGTTTCTAAAGCATCTGACGCTAAGAAACCTGACGGAACTAATAACTACTACAAAAATGTATTGAACGCTCGTTCAGAATACGTTTGGTGGATGGATCATCCTACTGCTGTAGCTGCTAGTGGTGCAGCATGGGGTTCTGCAGCTGCTGGTGTTACTTTCAAATTATTAACTGCTACTGTCAATGTTTCTTTATCTGGTGGTACTGATGATTTTATTCCAACTGATGCTGAATTACAAAATGCGTTCAATTTGTTCTCTAATGCTGAACAGTATGATATTAGTTTAATTATGGCTGGTAAAGCAACTGCTGCAACTGCCACATATATTATCAATAACATCTGCGAAACTCGTTTAGATTGCGTAGCGTTTATATCTCCACAAAGCACTACTAGTGCTGACCCAATCATTGGTTCTACTTCTACCGAACAAGACGCAATTATTGCATACCGTGCAGCATTGCCATCTAGTTCTTATGCAGTTCTTGACTCTGGTTACAAGTATCAATACGATCGTTACAACGACAAATACCGTTATGTTCCATTGAATGGTGATGTTGCTGGTCTTTGCGCTCGTACTGATTACACTAATGATCCATGGTGGTCTCCATCTGGATTGAATCGTGGTCAAATTAAGAATGTTGTTAAGTTGGCATTCAATCCAAACAAAACTCAAAGAGATATGCTCTACAAGTCTGGTGTTAACCCTGTTGTTACATTCCCAGGTGAAGGCACTGTCTTGTTTGGTGATAAGACTCTCTTGGCAAAGCCAAGTGCGTTCGATCGTATCAACGTGCGTCGTCTATTCATCGTTATGGAAAAAGCGATTGCAACTGCTGCTAAATTCCAGTTGTTTGAATTCAACGATGGATTTACTCGTGCTCAGTTCAAGAACTTAGTCGAGCCATTCCTACGTGACGTACAAGGTCGTCGTGGTATTACTGATTTCGTTGTTAAGTGCGATGAGTCTAACAACACAGGTGAAGTTATCGATCGTAACGAATTCGTTGCTGATATCTTCGTTAAGCCAAATCGTTCTATCAACTTTATCACTCTCAATTTCGTTGCTGCTCGTTCTGCGATTAACTTCTCAGAAATCGGTGCGTAATTTAAGATAAATAAAGAAAAGAACAAGGAGAATTAAATGGCAAATATTGCTGATTTCAAAGCGCAGATGATTGGTGGCGGTGCTCGCCCTAATCAATTCCGTGTTGAATTAACATTCCCGTCATATGTTACATTGGGTGTAGTTGCAGGACAGAGAGCACAGTTCTTATGTAAGGCTGCTCAATTACCTGCTTCCACTATCGAGACTCTACCAGTCTTGTATCGTGGTCGCCCAGTTAACTTTGCTGGTGAACGAACATTCCAACCATGGACTGTGACAGTTTACAATGATACTACTTTCGGTATCCGTAATGCACTAGAGCAATGGCAGTCTGGTATCCAGAATTACAATACAACTAATGGTCGTACTAATCCTACTGACTACCAAGTTGACTTGTCTGTTCACCAATTAGATCGCAATGGTGCAATTATTAAGAGTTATAAGTTTGTTGATGCATTCCCAACAACAATTTCCGCAATCGGTTTAGATTACGAGCAACAAAATGCAATTGAACAGTTTGATGTAGAGTTCCAATACAACTTCTTCACATCAGCTACTGGTGCAGCTGCTGGCTTTGGTGTCAATGTTTCTATTGATACTCCAGTTGGTAGTTTCCCACTTTAATAATTAACTGAAGGTTATTACATAATGCAGATTTTTGGGTTTGAGATAAAGCGTAAGGATGAGGGGCAACTACCGAGTGTAGTTCCTCCTAGTCCAAATGAGACAGGCGCAACCGTAGTAAACACTGGTGTAAATGCTGGTGGATACTACGGTATGGTCATGGATCTTGAAGGTGTTATCAAAAACGAAAATGATTTGATTCGTCGCTATCGTGAAGTAGCACAGTATAGTGATTGTGATGGTGCGATCGAAGACATTGTCAACGAAGCAATTGTGGCTGACGAATCCCACAAATCTGTTGAGATTGTTCTTGATGAAGTTAAAGTTTCAGATAATATTAAAACTAAAATTCGTGAAGAATTTGATAATGTACTTCGTATATTAAAGTTCGATGAAAGAGCACATGAAACTTTCCGTGCATGGTATATTGACGGAAGGTTATATTATCAAATCCTTATCGATGAGTCAAATGTTAAAGCAGGTATTCAAGAGTTAAGATACATTGATCCTCGCAAGATTCGTCGTATTAAGAATATTAAAAAAGAAAGAACACCGCAAGGTGTTGAAGTTGTAAAAGAAGTAGAAGAATACTATCTTTACAACGACAAAGGAATTACAGAGCAAACAACACATGGTGTTAAACTAGCTCTTGATTCAGTGGTCTATGTTCCATCAGGATATGTAGATCCAAATACTGGTATGGCAATGTCTTATCTTCATAAGGCAATCAAACCAGTTAATCAATTAAAGATGATCGAGGACTCCCTTGTCATCTATCGTATCAGTCGTGCACCTGAACGAAGAATTTTTTATGTTGATGTGGGTAATTTACCTAAGTTGAAAGCAGAGCAGTATGTAACGGACATTATGAATAAGTTCCGTAACAAAATTGTTTATGATGCGACAACTGGTGAAACTCGTGACGATCGTCGTCACCTGTCAATGATGGAAGATTTTTGGATGCCTCGTCGTGAGGGTGGTAAAGGTACTGAGATTACTACACTTCCAGGTGGACAAAACTTAGGTGAGATTCAAGACATTGAATACTTCCAAGGTAAATTATTCCATGCATTGAATGTACCAATTAGCCGACTACAACAGTCTTCTGGTTTTAGCATTGGTCGTTCACAAGAAATTACTCGTGATGAAGTTAAGTTTAATAAGTTTATTGTTAGACTGCGCAAGAAATTTAATGCATTATTTAACAACGCACTTCGTGTTCAGTTAATTTGTAAAGGTATTATCCGTCCAGATGAATGGGATGATCTTCGTGTTGGAATTAAATACGATTACATCGAAGATAATAACTATTCTGAATTGCGTGACAGTGAAATTATGCAAGCCAGAATGGGCTTACTACAAATTGTAGATCCATTTGTTGGTAAATATTATTCACAAGAATGGGTTAAGAAAAACATTCTTCGTTTGGATGATAAAGAAATTAAAGATATCCAGAAAGAAATGAATAAAGAACAGGATATCATGATTCAGCAGGCAACTGTTCAAGGAGAACTTCAACAGGCAATGCAGCAACCAGCGATGGACGCACAGGCTGAACAGCAACAACAGGTAATGCAACAGCAACAAGCTGCACAACCTCAGCAAGATCAAGGTGCTCAAGATCAACAAGAAGCTGATGCTGAAGCAGAACAAGATACACAACAAAGTAAAGGGAAAGTTACCAAATTAAAAACTGGTACTTGGCCAAATTAATAGGAGAATATTATGAGTGAAACAGTACAAAATTTAGTCCAAGCAATTCAGGCTGGCGATGCACTTGAGACAGAACAAGCGTTTGCAAATGCAATGGCAGAAAAATTATCTGCTCGTTTAGATGACATGCGTCAGTCAGTTGCACAAAGTATGTTTGCGCAAGCAGAAGAACCAGTCGCTGAACCTACTGCAGAAGAGTAATGCGTTATTACGAATTTACAAAATCTCTAAAACGATCTGATATCGTTGAAAGTATCAGATCCTATCTTCAGTTAATCGAAAGAACTGAAGAAAATAAGGTTTTGATAAATGGTATTGAAACAGAATTTACGAGTTTAGAAGAAGCAAGACAATACATTAAACAAGACTATATTTCACATCAGTTAGAAGAACAAGTATCAAAAGACTTATACGAAGAACTATCAGAACATACTGTCGCTAATATTATTAAAGAATATCACGATATTAAAGTTACCGATACATTAATCGAAAATTATATAAAACTTGCTTCTTCTCACATGTTTAGTGTAGACCCAGTTGTACAAGGTATTCGTTCTCTTAATAAACTTGACAGATTGGTTGAGGGTAAATTGCATTATGTTCTTAATGATGAGTCAATTGTAACTATTGACGAGCGTACCCAAGTGCGCCTAAATAACTTATTAGATAATCAAACAGAAATTATTGAGTATATGAGAGAGTCAAAAGAGAACTTCTTTCATGTGCTTACAAAATTAGAGGAACAATAAGATGGCAATGACTATCACAACCCTTAAGAATACAAACCAGGAAACTGTGATTCACTTCGCATCTTCTCTGGCAGAGTCTGGCACTATTACTATTGCAAATTTAGCTGCTGGCACTCAAGCAAGAAATAGCGACACACCTACAGTTAATATCGTTAAGTGGCAGGTTGCTGGTGAGTTAGCATCAAAGATTAGTATTGTTCGTAACAGTAAGAATGTTATTGTATGCGCACCTGAGAATGCTCCTTATGCAGAATTAAATGCGTGGGGTATTCCACTGACTAATGATAATACTTTTGACATCGTTATTACTAATGGTGCTGCAAAAGAAGTTACTGGTATTT